ATCTTGTCTTACTTTTTGGTCGTTTTGTTCGAACAACAATCTCACTGAAACCGCTGAAATCAACTTACGAGCTTGTAATAACAATCTTCTTACGTTTATTCTGTCTAATGCAGATTCTCTAATTTGAAGAGTTTTGTTACCCCAAATTACTGTACCTACGTCAGAGAATGTTGCGATTGGGTTAATTCTACCTTTGTAAAGAACGTCTCTATCTTCTTGAGTCAATTTCTTACGAGCCTTAACCGCATTTACGATACCTCTTGTGTAACCTGCCGCTGCGAACCAAGGGAACGCGATGTTATCAGTTAACGCTAAGTTTCTTGTAACCTCAGCAGTTGGTGGTAAATAAATTTGAGTATTATTAACACTATCTCTCGTTAATACCCAAGGGTAGTATGTTGCGGTGTAGTTAGAATCAATACCTGTACCTTCTAAGTTATCTATTGCCTCTTGAGGGTAAATTAAATCATCAGGACTAAATGTTGGTGTAAACATTTGAGTATCAGGTGTTGTACAGATATAGATTGAGTCAGCTCTATCATTTTCAATCATATCTATTGCGTACTCAACGATATCAGAATGGTTTACATAATCAACACCCGGAGTTGCGAATACGTTAATATTAACCGCTTCAGGGTTAGAAAAACTTCTTTGTCCTAACATATAAGCGTAATAGTCGGTATTACCCCAATCTTGAGTATTGTCACCAACTGTGATTTGTTTAAACGCTCCCCAACCTGTTGCAGTAGGGTATTTAACTGAAGGACAAGAACCTTTTAAGTAACCACTTCTACCTAATGCGAATCTATCAGTGTTTGTTCTTGAATCTCTATAGATATCCCATCCGTCAAAACCACCAGCAACTACCATAGTGAATTTACGTGCGTAAAGTCTGTAGTATGGGTTAGATTCATTTGATGGGTCAGAACTGAATTCTGCATTACCTGTATAGAATTTAGTTGTCGCACTTGTAATAGCACTCATCACAAACTTATTAGTTTGTGGGTCTAACATTTTTTCGTAGAAAGTATTATTAATTGTGATAGCTGACGCTCTATTATCCATATGGAAACCTCTTGTTTTAGTATCCCAAATGTTACCTGAAACAGCCGTACAAATATCTAACGGTAATTGTTTACCTTTGTAATTAACAAAATCAACATCATAACCTACAGTATCTGAAATACCTAAGTAAGTTCTTCTAACATTGTCACCCGCAGTTTTGATTGTGTCATCAGCACCTGATGATAAACCAAATGGTGGGTTATAAATAACTTCACCTGGGTAGTCATATTTAGTTTTGAAAATAGGGAATGGTGAACGTGCTCCGTTGTATGTTCTTGTATTATAACCGTCGAAACCACAAGGTAACGCATCTATTGGTGCCTCCTCGTTAACTTCAACCATAATATATCTTGAATTTAATTGGTATTCACCGTCAAGTGTACCGATTTTTTTCGCAATATAGTTATTTTGATTTGGGTCCATCGAACAGTTAGTGAATTTTTCAATAACTTGAGGTGCCGCATCGGTATCGAAATAATCTCTTACCATTACGTCAAATGTACCATTACCAAATGAAATGTTAGCGATTGAAACTTTAACTTCCATATTAGCAGCATAACCATCTGAAATTGTTGTAAATTTGAATAAGTTGTAAACTTTGTTACCTCTTAATTCTGAAACAACCCAAGGTGATTCAGGTGATTGGTATTTTTCTAAATAGAAACCAATTGATGATGGGTCATTACCTTGTCTTGCGTCAGGTAAAGCGATTAAATTAGGACTTAAACCTCTGATGTATCCTTTTCTCCAAGCGTAATTTAATAATGCCTGATATCTTTCCTCAACAAATAATGGAACTGATGTTCTATCTTTACTGAAGTTACTCATACCAAATAATTTAGTTATATATCTTGAATCAGAATTTGATAATGAAGTTTCAAATGAATAATTAGTCCCTGTTCTACCTGTTGCATTTATTAAGAATGTTGAGTAAGGGTTTTTCGTTACACCTGAATAAACACCTGACATATTTAAACTTACTTGAGTTAAACCAGATACTTCATATACCGCACCATCATCATTACTATAATTAGCAAGACCTCTTGAACGTAAAGTTGTAACAACTAAATCATCGTAATCTTTATATGATTCACCGTCAAAATACACAAAATTACCAACAACAGTACCACTGAAACAATTTGTTATTGAACCTGTGTCAATACTACCTGTTGTACCTGTTGTCGCCGGGTTACAAGCGTCATCATTTGTAATACATACTAACCAATTATTAGTAACCGTATTATCCTCAGATGTTAATGTGTAAGTTAAACACGTTGTAAAATCATTTGATGTTACACCACTAACTTGTGACACACTACTAATTTCAACATTTGAAGTACAAGCACTAAATGAAGAAACGATTTGTGTTGGTGAAATTAATAAGTTATCAGGAAGATAAACATAAATTTCTTTTGTGTTATAATTAATGTTACCAACAGTTGATGAAATTGTAAGAATATCTAATGTTGCAGTTCCATCACCACCACTTACTGTTACAGTGTCACCAACTTGATAACCTGTACCTGCCGAATAAATAGTAGCTCCTGTTATAACACCACTACCATCAACTTGAATATTAACTGTTAATCCAACACCATCACCTGTCGTTGTTGTTGCAACGTCAGTACCGTTTGAATAACTTGAACCACCACTGTTAACTTCAAGAGTAGTTACGTGACCGTTAACACTATAATTGTAGAAAGATGCACAGTTCGAAGCACTTGATGTTTGAGTTAAACCTGTTACATAAGTGTAGAAAGATGAACCTGTGTATTGACCACCACCGATATTATCGAACATAGCGTAATACCAAGCATCATTTAATCTATCAGTATAATCAATTTCTTCTGAAATAAGATTTGTTACTTCGAATACGTCAGTTCTAGCACTATAACCATTACTTGTGTTACCTGTGTAATAATCATTAGGAACCGCACCGAAATAATAAATTGAACTATCAGCCGTTGATGGTGTTACCATTGTGTTAAACACTTGTGTTTTAATTTGACTTATCAACGTACTAACATCACCATTAAATTGTTCGAAAGGTAAATTTAATTTTGCATTTAATTCAGGTGGAAATGGTGAATCATTTGTCATTGTAATACTTGTTGTTCCATTAGTACAACCTGTGAAAGTCATAGTAAATGCTGAATTCAAATAATTAGTACATACCAACTCACAATCAATTGTTTGAGTGGCACCCGGTTCACACATAGGTATTATCGTTGTTGGGTCAACATTTGCAATCGTTTTAATTGACCAAGAAGGACCTGCGTCATAACCCGAAAGACCTAATATTCTAGTCACAAACAATTGATTAGATTGTTGTAAATAAGATTTAGCTATGTAAGCCGCCTCATATTTAGGGATTTGGGTGTTTACAAATTTCTCAGGTGAAGTTCCTCCAAAGAATGTTGAGAATTCGTCAAAGTTACGGATAAAGATAGGTTCGAAAGCTGGACCTTTCAAAGTCTCACCTACGATACCTAATGTAGTTACCCCTACACTTTGAGCTACGAAACTCAAATCAACTTCAGAAGTGTAAACACCTGGCGAAACGAATACTTTACTGTTTGTTGCCATTATTTTTTGTTTTTTTCTAAAAAGATTTATTTATTTCATAAATATTCGGAAAAAAACCAAAATACTTTACTTTGATTGAACTATTTATATTTTAGGTAGAATATTTTCTTCCTTTTTTATACTATGTCTGAAGATAATAAAAAAGTAAAAAATTTAAAAATTAGTGAGGAGGTTCACGAAATTTTGAAAAACTATTGTGATAAAAGAGGTATAAAAATATACCGATTTTTAGAGAAGTTAATTGTTGAGAAGTGTAAAGATAAAAAGGATATTTACGGTGAAAATTAAAGTAACTCGTTGTTAAATTTAATCGTTGCGTCAATTGTATTATCAGTTTTTGTTACAACTAATCTCAAAATATCACCATAGTTAATTTGAATTTCACTAACGTCGTTACCGTAATATTGGTTATTAATGTACACCTCAAAGGTGGTTACGTTAACCATATCTCCTAAGTTTAAATTAACATTATACTCAAATAATTGAGTTATGGTGTTATTACTAGCAACAAACAATACACTTAGTTCAGTACTGTTAGGATTCGTGTCAGGTTTATTTTGTTTTCTTGATTTATTAGTATCAACCTCATAAACTTGTAATAAACGATTTATTGCCGGTGAAACTTCAAACTCGTCCTCATCTATTAAGAATCCTAGCATTGTGAAGTCATAACTTTGAACATAATATCTTCGTTTTTCTAAATCATTAACTGACTCATCAGTAATACCCATATTTAGGATTGGAATGTAATGTCCTTTAATATTTGCATAGGCTTGTCTTGAAGCGAATTTCTCTAAAATAATTTGATTGAATTTATTCAGTTCTCTCATTCTGTTACATACAATCTTAACTTGATATTGTATATCAACAGGAACAGGTTGAGGTATTTTGTAAATATCCATACCATTTCTTTGACCATCCCAAGTTGGAACTTGAGCATAGAAATATTGTCGTCTATTAGGGATATTATAAACGGTTGACGGATTAGTACCAAATTTAACTTCAGGAATTCTAACAACAGTTATAAATGGGGGTTCAACATTCTTATCAAGATTTTGGATATCCCAAGTTTCAACAAATTGAGACCAATTTTGTGTTGTAATTAAAATATCGACCATAGGTATGGTTTTACCTTCAATAACCGTTTTCAATTCGTTTTTAACAAAATCTAAAAAACCTTTATCTAAATCGGCATGTAATAATGATTTAGGAAGGTAAGTACCGTCCCTATTAATTTTATCCAATAACTCATACCTTCTTGGTAATAAAGTTTTTTCTTCCGTTAATGGAATATGTTTTTTAATATTATTTTTTTTCGGTAACCCCATTATATTATTTTTTTGGTGTGTTATCGTGACCACATTTATGACATATGTATTGGTCAGGTTTACCTTCTTCTACAGTCCAATCCCAATTCCAATTACATTTATCACAAAAAACTTCATTCTCAATGATACGTTCAATTAGTTTATATTGGCGTTCAGTTATTAAAATTTTCATAACCCTCTAAATTCATTGTTAGTAACAGGTGAAGCTCCGATACTACGATAGAATGGTTTGTAACCTCCATAAGTATGTTTGTTATCAGAAACAATCCTACCGTCATTATTAACCGTATAATATCTTACAACATCTTCAGTTTCGTAGTATGCTAGATAATCACCAAAATTAATATCAATACCCAATTCATCTAAATGTTTTTGGTAAACACCAACTTTGATATTACCCGGTTCGAACTGTTCTATCTTAGAATTACCTATCATTTTATTCTCAGGTGCTAACACTTGAACGTATCCGTTAAACTCAACAGGTGCTAAGAATTTAATACCATCACTAACCGTTTCACCATAAACATCGTCTGTTTTGGTTTTAATTCGGTCAATACGATATAACACAAGTGTAAAGTTCATATCACCGTGTAACCACTCTTCACCCATATTAATATCAAGGTTATAATCTTCACCACCGAAGAATTTACCTAAACGATTTATTGGAACTCTATTGTTTGACATATTGATAAATATCTTAATATTTATTATTTTATAACAAAGAGAATGTTTTGGAAGATAAAATCATTACAATAGAACAGAAAGCTATTAAGTTACTTGAGTCTTACTCAGGGGCTAACAACTATATTATTAAGTTAAAAAATCAAAAGGAAAAAAATAAAAACTTTTATCCTACAAGGTCACAATCAGATTACATAATTAACTATTCTGAAACACAACCAAAAGTTGCTAAGAAATGGGTTGAGTTAGACCCTTACTTTGCTAAAAAAATCGCTAACGATAATTTATTCACTGAAATCCCAAAAGAAATGTGGGTTGAGAAATTATTGGTTGAAAAAGATAAATCTTATCATGTTTGGGGTAAGTTTTTTGAAAGTGAAACTATTCGTGATTTGTGGTTACCAAAAGGTGCGTTATTGAAAACACACAGAACTGAAGACGTTATTGTTGATTATACTAAGTATTCTCACCGTCCCCCATTAGAACATCAGAAAATTGCGATAGAATCATTAGCGGGTTCTAAACGATACATATTGGCGGATGATATGGGGTTAGGTAAAACAACTTCAACAATCATCGCCGCGTTAGAAACAGATGCAAAAAAGATATTGATTATTTGTCCCGCAACTTTAAAGATAAATTGGCAAAGAGAAATTGAGAATTATTCTGATAGACCTGTATACATTTGTGAAGGTAAGAATTTTTCAAAGGAACACGATTTTGTGATTGTTAATTATGACATTATTAAAAACTTTTACGACCTCAAAGATAAACAAAATTCATTAATTACCCAAAGTAATTTTGATTTAGTTATCATTGATGAGGCTCACTATATACAGAACGCCCAGGCGCAGAGAACAAAATTAATTAATAGTTTTGTAAAAGACATCAATCGAGTTTGGTTATTAACAGGAACGCCTATGACCTCAAGACCAATGAACTATTTCAATCTATTAAATATTATCGAAAGTCCCGTGGCTCAAAATTGGATGGCTTATGCTATAAGATACTGTCAAGGTTACCAATTTAATGCGGGGAAACGAAAAATTTGGAATGTGTCAGGGGCGTCTAATTTAGAAGAACTAAGAGACCGTACATCAAGACAGGTGTTGAGGAGATTGAAAGAGGATGTGTTAGATTTACCTGATAAAATCATAACCCCCGTTTATCTTAGATTAAAATCGAAAGAATACGAAACTGAAGTTGGGGAATACTATGATTGGTATGAAAATAAAAAAGAAGAGTCTAAATCATTAACCATACAGTTTAGTAGGTTAATGAAAGTTAGACAGATAATTGCGGAAGAGAAAATAAAGCAAACAATAGAACTAGCCGAAAATATTATAGAACAAGGTAAGAAAGTTATTATTTTTACTAACTTTACAGATACTTTGAGAAAGATACACGAACACTTTGGTAAACAATCAGTTTACTTAGATGGTTCTTGTACTAAACCACAAAGACAATATGCCGTGGACCAATTCCAAGAGAACGAAAAAATCAAAGTGTTTGTTGGAAACTTGAAAGCTGCGGGTGTTGGAATTACTCTCACCGCTGGTGAGGCTTGTATTATGAATGACTTATCATTCGTCCCTTCAGACCATTCACAAGCTGAA